ATAGTTACTTCGATAGGTCCAACGTTATTTTTACTTATTTTAACTCGTAAAGCACTCATAGTGACTCCTCTTTCCAAAAAGGAATCGATACATTTGTTTGAAACCACCCATTAGACTGTCCTAATCTATTTACAGTTATTTCTCTGCATCTAATTCCACTAAACTCTTTGTTACGCCAAGTTTTTGTAGTTAAATCTATCAGTTCATTGGACCTCTTTGAACCTTTAAATTCAGGTACAAAAATTTGGATTATAATAACTCCAACTTTTCTCATCTTACCCATAGACACGAATTGCTCTTCGCCTGGTACAATAGCTATTCTAACCCATTCTGTGTCATCAGAAGGATTAAAATCTATATTATCCCAAGCAATGTCAGTTGTATTACCCCAAATCGTCTTAAATCTGGATTCAATTGCTATTCTATCTGTGTCATAACCCATACTTAGAATGCACCTCTGCTATAGCTAAATCAACCCAACCTGCTGGTGCTTGCGCTGACCAGCCATCATTCAAAGCAGGTAAATACTTAACGTTATTAGTTAAATGCATAACCTCTGCTTTTTTAGTTAATAATCTAACGATCATCTTACTCGGTACGTTAGTTTTACTACCTCTAACACTGTTATATGCTCTACCACGTGTTAAACTCCAATTCATGGACGAAAAACCTGTGTCCACTGGGTTTCTAGTATGTAACTTATCTTGTAGCTCAGTCATTACATCATTCATGTAACCTATTAAATCGTCTTCTAAGTCCTTACCTAGTTGAGCTTCAGATTTTGAGATTCGTACTCTCACGTGTTCCTCACTTGGATAATCCAAATAGAGTTAACAGGATCTTGCTCAATATTTATGATTTTATACGTCACATTATCTATGCTGACAGAGTCTGATGTTGAAAAACTACTTGTTATATCTGACTGTTTGATAATGACTTTACTATCTGTTGCCAATAGGTTCTCAGATAGCTCAGAATCGCTGTATGACGTAACTATAGCTTTATCTATAGTAATATCTACTGACGATGATTCGAAAGAACCTAATAGCGTATCATATTCACCTGTTACTAATCTACTAATGACAACTTGTTTAGGAATATCACCTAAAGCTGTAAAAGCTGATGCTATTGAAGACGCTATTGTCGTTGATAGACTCATGATCTAATTACAGCTACTGTGCCGAATTTAGATCTAGAATTAATTGAACCGTAACCTCTAAGCATCTCTATGACAATTTGAGGTAATACATCTCTAGAATCAGATTTATCGAACTCTAAAGATATAGTGTCAACGTCTAAAGATTTAATACCTTTACCCTCTGTGTCAACGGTTAAATCTGAATTAATTAGATGTCTAGCTAATTCAGATGTAGCATTAATGATAGCTTGAGGGATAACTGAAGACGAAATTAAAATGTTATCTTCAGTATATGCATTAGATCTAGGCCATCTTAAGGCTTGAGTAGTAGCTGCGACAGAACCTGACCAAGAAACCCTCTCATCTAGCAACCTAGTCGCCATTTTTAAAGCTGTTTCTTGTTTCGAACTTGTTGTAGTCCACGTAGTGGCATACAAATGGTCCGCATGATAAGAATCAGCTTGTGCTACTGTGACATAGCTATCGCTAGATGTTCCACCTATGGTAGCGTCTATTGCCATGTCTTAATCCTCAGTTGATTTAGATTTAAGTTTATTTTTTGTATTAGTAGATTTTTTAGGTTGCGGTTTAGTTTTCGCTTTCGCTTCACCTCTTACCGCGCCATAATATCTGCAAAGCAATCTTTCCGCTTTATCCGCATCAGATTCTTGTACTTCGCACACGCCATTACTAAAGGTAAAACCACCATAGATATCAGTTTTACCTTTATTTGGACCTGTCAATGTAAAAATAGCCATTTTTATCTCCAAAATAAAGAAACCTCTGTTATCTTAACCAGAGGTTTACGAGAACTGTCTAGTTATTAACGCCAGTTAAGATAGCAAGACCTTTCTCATTGTAGTTAGCAAGACCTGTGTACCACTTAACACGAGTAATAGTCTCGTCTTTAGTTTCAGATGTACCAACTTCTTCTACACGGATACCAGCTGCATCTGCTGCTGTTAAACCTGAGATACCGTAAGACATTGAACCATCGTCTAGCGTACCAGCAAGAATCGAAGTCGCTGCAGACTCAGTACCTTGAGTTTGGTTAGTCGGAATCCAATCGTTACGGAAGATAGGAGTACCACGGTATGCAGGAACTTGAGCGCCTGAAGGTAACGTAGCTGTATCACCAATAGATGCACCGCCTAGAGCTCTAAGTAACGCGTAGTAAGAACGTAGCGTACGAGAAGGCATCATCAAGTAATCTACTTGACCATCTTTATCTACAACACCGTCCATCAACTCGTCTAATAGAGCAAACGTAAGAGCTGCGCCATTTGTACCAGAAGATAACGTCTGTGAAGCAGTTACAAGGCTTAAAAGACCGTCGATTTGGTTTGAAGAACCAGTACCGTTAATCATTTTGTCTTGGAAAGCACGACCAATTGATTTAGCTTTAGAAGCAACTTGGATTGCTTTTTGGTCATTAATGTTTGAACGAGTAGCTTGGATCAAACCGTTAACTTCAGCGTCGCCTACTAATGTAGTTAAGCTAGAAGTCACTTGAGTGAAAGTAGCCGCAGCTTTACCAGCTGAGATAGTACCACCAATACCTGCCCATTCCGCAGCGCCTAGAGCGTTTTCACGGTTATAAGCTAGAGAGTTACCTTCGATGTTTGCAAAAGGCAATACATCGAAAAAATTGTTTACCGTAATGACGTTTTCAATAACGCCAGAAGATAACATGTCTTGAGATAGTTTTGCTGATTCAGCAAGAGTTACAGAAGCCATAATATTATTCCTATAATAAGTTAATTAAAAGTTTTTCATCTAAGTTGATCTTAAACGCCGTTCTTAATCAACAATAAGGTGTCCACTGGACAATTTTATATCTGGATTATACCACAAAAATCCAGATATAAAGTTTATTTACGTACCTAAACCCGCTGCAATTTTTTGCGTCGCAGTCATATTTGCAGAGTTCATTCGACCACCGCTTTTCACAGATCCTGTTGAACCTGATCCTTGACTAGACGTAAATAAATGCGAAGCTGATTGAGATAAATTCTTTACCCAGTCGTTAACCGACATAGGTGTTGTGCCATCTTTACCATAAACAACGCTTCCTGTTGAGTCGTGTGGCATAGCTTGTCCTTCAACAAGTTTAAACGCTGCACGACCACGTAGTAAAACATCATCAACCGCTTCAGAAGTGACACCAGCTTTTGCTGACGCAGATCTTAACTCATTATCGATTAGTAGAGTCTCTAATTGACGATTAGCAACATCATTTTTTGTCGTTAACTCAGTTACTTGCGTATCATACTCAGCTCTCATAGCTGTAACACGCTCTGTAACCAACTCATCGACTTTTCCTGCGTCAATCATCTTCTTATCTCGCAATTTCTTAGCTTTAGATTTAAGATCGTTGTACTCGTCCATATCGACTGAGCCAACTTTCGCTTCAAGATCTGAAATTTGCTTCATTAAGCCTACGTTATTATCTCTAAATTCATTTAACTTGGATTTATCGACTAAACCGTCTACTTCTAGGACATATTGTCCATTATTCTCTACATATAAGCCTCTCAGAGACTCATCGATACTGTTAATATCGTCTACTTTTGCTTTTAGTGTCATAACAACCTCTGGTTATTCGTTAATAGTCCCTTCTAAGACCCTCTCAGTCGGTAACTTTGCTTTCTCTTCTTCTATTGTTGTATCCGGAGGAAGAAGCTCTCCTTTTTTCATATTATATAGTAATGTATCTAAAGATATAACCCCTTGCTGATACGCTTGGATTATAGCATTTAAACCTTGATGATCTAGTACATCATCTAAATAATCTTTGTTGACCTCTACAGACACCTCGTCTGGGTCAAAACCTTCCCAAATAGCTACAGTTTTAAGTATTTTAATCATACCTGTTTCAACTGATTGGGCTATATTTGTTAAGATAGATGCTTCGCTACTGTGCCTAATTTTCGCTGTGTGAGCTGACTCTACAACTTTAGAATCCTTCTCGAACAACCTTGCAGACAAAATAGCCATCATTTGTTCTTTATGTTTTAGCGCATTCTCTAACGCAGTCAAACCTTGACCTGTAAACTCTAAGAAACCTGCTTTACTGCCCGCATCAGGTAGTACCCAAGCAGACGACGAACCAATCTTTAACTCTGTTTCATTTGGATCTACACCACTCACCCAAGGTGTGGGTAATGCTGTGAAATGTCTTCCGTGCTCTAAATCAGCGCTAGATCTATAGTGACTTAAGTTAACGTCTATTAAATCTAATAACGGCGGTCTAGATATATCTTCTGTAACGCCGTCTGGCGTCACCGTAAAAAACGGTATGTTATCAATTTGAAGACCTCTATTTGACGGTGTATATGATTTTATGATTGACCACTCAGCGGATTTATCTGTTTGAGACCAAACATTAACTGAGTAACCTTCATCTGTCAATACGAGTTCTCTGTAAATGTCTACAGGTGAAAACTCATATGGATCGTCTTCAGCTGGCTCTAAAACTGTCTCTAACAACACTTTAGTGTTATCCCACCAGTTTACGAACGACTCCGTTTGATAACCTACTAAGTAAGGTCTACCACCGTCTTCTGCTCTATCAACAAGAACTGAGTATCTACCTGTTAGTAGCACCTCTTGTAGCATTATCTTCATAAATTGATTAATGGACACACCAGTATTTGTGACATCATCTAATAGATGCGCCATACCTTCTGGTACCTTAATCAATGGTGGTCTCCTCAAGACTGATCCGACTAAACCTGCAAGGGTTCTAGCTGTCGCCCCATAATAAAGTGCTCTGTCTCTATACGAACTATACTCAACAGCCGTTTGACCGCTGAGTGCTGGTAAATACATTTTACCTTTTGCTTTTACTGTATCAGAGCCTTCATACGTGTCACGAGATCGTGTCCAACGCACAAAATTTGCTGTATACTCTGGATGAATTGAATTAATTGGCATAATTTAAAATCCTACTACTTTAGCTAAAGATAATCGCCTGTCCGCTGACAGAACTCTATATCTTAGCACATCATAATCGTGGTCTACTGCGTTAGTATCAACATCCTCTGGATTTTTCTCTGACCTAGGCAATGCAGGCAAGTTAGTAATTAAATTCCTACAAGTTGACGAAACATATAACCCCGCTTCTTCTTGTGGATGTTGTAAACTAGCTTTTAACATCTGCCTAACTCTAGATAGACCATTTATTCTCGAACCTGGTTTTTTATCTGACTTAACCCACCTGACCCCTACTCTCTCCATATCTTCTGCAATAGATTGACCATTTTGCACGTCAAATATAGCGTTATCTGCAGGACCTGGTGTTGTCCTATATTGTAAACCCATTTCTAACTCCGCACGCTTAATTTTTCTAGCTATCTCACCTGCGGTCTCTCTAAGGCCTTCGCCCTTAGCATTTGCGCCATATAACTCAGCAATAACAAACACCGTTTTTGGTTGAAAAGACCTAACTATTCCATCTGCCATAACGACATCTGAACCGTCTGACTCCGCGAACCAAAGCACTGAATATGGACTAGACGAACCCCAATCAAACCCTCTATTTATTTTCCAACTACGAGGAATCTCAAACGGCTCTACTATGTGTACAGCAGGCGACCATATATCGTCTACGGCACCACCTGCTGTAATCGCCCAGTCGCCATTGAGCATAGCCTCAATTAAGTGGTCTGAACCTAACCCTCGTAACCTATCTGCATAATGCGGGTCATTCTCAGTTAGAGTCTTATTATCTGATAACTTAGCTGGTACATACTGCCTAATCATACCACCGTCATGCGACTCTGTTCTCCAAGCACTCTCGCCTTGGTCTACAAAATTCTTTTTCCAAAAATTATGTGCTATACCACCAGGGTTTGAACAAGCTAAAATCCTTGGGAACATGCCAACGTATTCTTTAGGTACCTTTAATGACCCAAGCCTCACACGAGATCTAAGAAATCTATAAACTTCCTCTGATAAGTGAGTGGATTCATCGACTGCTAAAAACCCGATTTGCGCACCTTGATAATTAGTCATATCAGAATCGTGCTGACAATGGGCGAGTGTTATTCGTGATCCATTTTTAAAGTCAATAGAGTTATCTGACCAGTTGATTTTAACTAACCCATCATCTACAAACTCTTTAAGTAATTCTGGAAAACCACCAGATGTTCTCATATGGTTAGCGATTAACTCTTTATAGGTACGTCTAAAAATATACGTTTGTAGGCCAGGTATCTGTATTGAATACACAATAGCGGCTACTCTCAACAAATGTGACTTTCCACCACCTGCAGCTCCACCATATAATATTTCAGTCGCACTAGAATTTAGCGCAGCGTATTGGCGAGGGTGGAGAGTTAAGTTCATTAATCAGACACTTCGTCTGTCAGCATAGACACTTTAAGTATACCAAAGTCTTGGTGTACGTCTGCTTTAATCTCCATAGATTTAAGTTTTGGTTCTACGTACTCAGCGACTGTTTTATGGCACTGCATTTGTATACCTTTATCCGTCTCTTTATCTGTGGCTAGTTCAACTAACGCAAGAAGTGGGTGATAACCTGGTGTACGCTCATGAAGCATTTTTAAAATTCTGTTCTCTGTATTAGCTAGCATAGTTTATATTGTATTGCCTAATATTTATCGTGATTATACCATAAAAGGTAATAAAGCATTGAGATATTGATACTTACAGCCCTCGCCTACTTAGATATCTAGATATTAGATATCTTGATATTAGATATTGGATATCTTGATATTAGATATTGGATA